CACAGCGTAAAGCTGTGCAGACCGTCCTTGAGTGTATTTGGCGAGTTAACGCTCGCCCCGATTATCTTGAGTTGTAGGGCTTTCAAGCGTTACGACGCTTGTTAGCTCTGCACTTAAGGTGATTGAGTAACATTCAACTTTTATCCCGTGAATTGAACACGGCCGGTGTACCCGGGAAGTTTCCAAACTTCGCTACTTTGTAGATAAAAATACTGTCTGAAATGACATAAACTTTGGCTACGATTAGAATGCACCCAGTTTATTCTGGGCCTATGACTAGTCTGAGAGGGTTCTGTTCCCCTCGAGTTTTTGAACAGACGTTACGGCACATTTATGTGTCTTCGATATTATGTGTACCTTTTATAAGGCGCGTTCCCACTCCGGGAGCTCACATTTAAACTGGCGGAAACTCCAGTGATATCGAACGTGTAAGAACGGTATCTGGTACTCGGTTGGATTGAGAGTCCAGCTTTCTAGAACGTATCTTATATTTGACTGTCCAGTGCTCTGATATGAGTTCTAGGCGAATGTGTGACGTTGATCTGATGCTCTATTGGCATGAGCAGGCTTAGCTGTCAAATCAGTGATCTAACCCCATTAGTTTCGGTGGGGAGTACAAGTTTTGTGTACTAGGTGTGGCAACCGATGATGACACAGAAGCATTCAATCAGAATAATTTGATGAGACTCTAGATATGCGGTCTCGTTGAACGTACGCATCAGGTTGCAGTAACCAAAATACTGTGGATTCGTCCGTAAGACGTACGTTTGACTTGTCGCCCCTACTAGAGAGATAGAAAAGTGTATGAGAAACTCTTGAAAGTAACCATGTACTTTTATCTTGAACACAATGAACTTTTTTACAAAGGCCAACAGATACGAAAATAGTGTTCGGGAGAAGTCAGTATGCCAAAGGCTGACACGCGCTAGGGAAACGATGAAACCACTCCTTCAAATTGGAAGTGAAGTTTGGGTCGTTCTATTGGGAGCATATCTTGCTCTGAGGTGGATTTTACTGAGTGCGTTTGCGCGCTCCAAACTGGTGTTGTTTTGGCTCGTGAGTTACATGTTTGTTCTCACAATTGGTGTATTGGAAAATGTCCCAGGCATTCCTTGTGTAGGAATGATTATTGACTACCTGTATAGGAGTCTACTTGGATTTGCGTTTGAGACGTTGGTGTGGGGGACATACACCGCATTTTTCATGCTCGTTATGTGGGCATGTATCGTTATCTGTGCTGCAGGTATCCGATGCTCGAGAATGTATTCGTCTTACAAACAAACAGTGGGAATGATGGCCCTTAAACAGGCACACCCCCACATTTTTCATCCTCAGCTTGGTGAAAAAGAATTGGCTCGCCAAAAGTATGTGCGTAATTTGGTTGCGAAACTAAAAGCGAAGCGAAAGGATCTTTTCGTTCAGAATAAGATGGACCCCCAACTTGGTCTTTCCATGTTTGGAGGAGGAATGATATCCAGCGTCATAGCATTAGCTGACAACGCAGGAGTTCCTATTGATGATACGATAGTGAGTAAAATGGAAAACTGTGTGGCTCTTTTTGTAGCTTTACAGGATTCCGTTACCACTCCTCAATTGTGTGCAATCATGTTCATGTTCTTTAAAACAAATTATCCTAAAGCTTTTTCTACTACGATAGGCGATTACCTTGCACAGATATGCGATACGGAGTTTTCAACCCAGAGTGAGTCCTTCACTTCTAGGGGTCCAGACATCTGTGATGCAGTGTATGATAGCCAAGCAGGGACTCTTTCCTATTTGCGAGAGGAAGACAAACCATCTTGGCTCCGGCTTTTGAAGGATTGCCGTGAGAATTGGACGATGGTTATTCGGAATGAGGGCTTTGATAAAATTTCGAAGATATTGAGCTTGGCAATAGCTCTTGGGCTTTGCGAGGCATCTTCAATAGATTTCAGAGTCAACGGAATGAAACTCTTTTCCATAGGTGCCGCCCCAAAACATGCGTGTGCCGTCGACTTCATTGATGCTGTCTTTGATACAGTTGTTTATTTTGCAGAAGGCGGTTATGCTTGTTTTCAGCGTGGGTCTATCAAACCTCTGTTGTATGGAAACATGGAGAGTGAGGAATTTGAAGAGAATTATGGTTTGTGCCAGCAAGGCTTCGATTATGCGAAGGCCGGAAATTTGGACCAGATTGCTATGGACAACAATGATTACGACCAACTTCTTTGTCGGACTATCGAAAAATGTTCTGAGTTTGTCAGATCATCTAGAGGTAGTGTAGAGAAGAATGTTTTCCGTAGGAAATTGGACGTTTTGCGTACTTGGCAAGCGTCATTCCGGCAGTCCCGAGTCCAAGGAGGTCTCCGTGAAGCCCCGTACTCGGTGGGAGTATTTGGAGGCACAGGTGTGGGAAAATCCTCTATTGCAAATATACTTATGGTCACAACCTTGTTGCACAATAATCACAATGCCCATGACGATTTTATCGTCACTTTGAATGAGAACGACAAATACATGTCCAACATGAGATCCTATGTAAATGGGATTCTCATAGATGATATTGGAAATACTAAACCAGATTTTGTGGAGAAAGCTCCAACATCTCTCATGATTCAGCTTGTGAATAACGTGCGAACATATGCCAATATGGCTGATTTGGACCAGAAAGGGAAAATTTCTGTGGAACCAAAAGTTGTGATTGGAACAAAGAACGTTAAAGATTCGTGTGCTACTATTTATTCAAATGAGCCAGCATCCGTTGCAAGACGAGACAGGATCACGTTAACCGTTGAGGTGCGTGAGCAGTTTCGCTCAGACGGCATGCTGGATTCTGAGAAGGTCAGAAAGTACTATGAGAATCAAGGGATGTCTATACCTCTGATTCCCGATTTATGGGAAATAACAGTGGAAAAGGCATATCCCGTTAAAAGTTCTGTTGAAGGAGCTCACGATTCCATTGGATGGAAAGTTTTGAGATGGGGCGGCATGCCCCTACATCGTATTTCTATCAAACATCTGGTGAGATATATTGCCGAGGATTCATCACAGTTCTACCTGGACCAGGAAGCACTGGTGAATAATAGCAACAATCTTGCCTCGAAGTTCAAAATTTGCCCTCGTTGCAAACTTGTTTCTGATGTTTGTAATTGTGCACCAATGGTGGAATTGCCACGCGCAGGACCAGATTGTCCGACTGGACAGTATTGTACCTTGTGTGAAGCGCCGCACCCTAAGGCAAATGAAGATGATGACTCATTGGTTTATTCAGATGCTGTTTCCGTTTCCTCCGAAGAGAGTTTGGAGGCTATGGACGTGCAATTTGGTGAACGAATTGTGTACACCCTGTCCCAGAAGTACTTCCGTTGGACGAAGAGATTGACACCGCGTGTCGAGTACTGGTCAGAAGCGATTGAGGAAAGGACCCTGTCATGGGCTCTCAAACGCCTTGATTGGCTTGAACAGTCCCCTTACACGCATTGGACCAATTGGGTTCCAACCCAGTGGTTGTCTCATGATCGATTCAAGAACCTTGTTTGGTTTACGCATGAGCACAAGCTTAAGGAGAGAATCCGTTCCGCCTACATGAATCACATCCTATTAATGGTTTTTGTGTCCATAATTGCTGTCTTTCTTTGGTTTCCTCTTCTATTACTGAACCTTATTCCTATGTTAGCCATGGGAAGAATCGTCGAAGTTGAGAAGGTGAAGCTCTATGAAGAAGTCGCTGCGGACAATAGGGCAATGCCTGAATTGTTCAAGATGTATCGTGACAGGCACATGAAATGGATTACCAGGGCCTGTTTTGCTATTGCTGGATTGTACGCGATTGCTCAGTTGTGGAAAGCATCGAAGATGGTTCCATCAGCACAAGGCAATATTGCACCGACCAGTGATGCGGAGATTGTTGCCCGGGATGCCGAGCCCAATCAATATGCTGGTGTGGTAGTTACGCCGATGCCGTGTTCCGAGAAGTCTAGGACAACAGTCGTTTCGGAACTAGAGGCCTTGACGGCCAAGAATTTGGCTCACATGCGATTGAAGCCTAAAGGCAGCGAAAAAGAGTATGAATGTGGAATATTCTTCCTGTGCTCTAACGTTGCTCTGGTCCCCAACCACATGTGGTTGGCAGATGACATTTTTGTTTCTGTAACACGTCATGACCCTAGTAAGATTGGAGGGAACTTCAAGACATGGTTGTGCAAGCATCACAGCGTGCACATTCCTGGTACTGATCTCACGTTGGTGTGGGTACCTAACGGAGGGGATTGGAAAGATCTCACAGACTATTTGCCTGAGAGAGCTTTTCCTCCTGTCCCAGCTAGAATGGTGTACAAGGATTCCAAAGGTCAACAGTTGAAAGTTTCAGGCGACACACCCCAGACTATGCTCAATACAGGACGAGTGCATACAAAAGCCTGCAGTTTTGACGGGGCGAACTACAAATTGCCTTTCAACACTTTTCGCGGGCTCTGTATGGCACCTCTTGTGACCGAGACAAAAGGGCCTCTTCTTGGCGGATTTCATCTGGGTGGACGCGATGGAGCTCCAGAGGGGTGTTGCGGACTTTTCACCAGGACACAGTTTGACGATGCCTTCAAGAAATTGAAGGAATTGCCGTCTGTTGTTTTGGCAAAAAGCGAAGGTTACATTCCCAAAGAGATCTACGGGATACAGTACTATGAGTGCGCAGATGTGCATCCCAAGAGCGCCATAAATTGGCTACCAGTGGGGGCTTATTGCAAGTACTATGGACAGTGCATTGGCCGTGCCACATACCAGTCTGATGTTGAACCCACAGTCATTTCCGATAAAGTTGAGGAAGTGACCGGAGTTAAGCAGAAGTGGGGACCACCAAAGTTCAATAAGAACTGGCCGTTCCAAGCTTCCTTGCAACACTCCACCTGCACTTCTTCTGGAGTCGAAGGGTCCCTGTTGATTAGGAGTGGAAAGAGCTTGTTAAGAGCTATTATCACTACACTCGATAGGATGCCTGGACTGAAGGCGTCTATTCGACCATTGACTGAGATGGAGACAGTGTGCGGAAGGGACGGGTTTAAGATCATGGGAAAGATGCCACCGAACACTTCAGTCGGTTATCCTCTGTCAGGCCCAAAAGCTAACTTCTTGACGCCTCTTGATCCCGATGATCATCCCACTCATCAGAGTCCTGCGGAATTGGATTCGATGTTTTGGAAGCATGCATACGAAATGGAAGAATTGTACCTGAAAGGGGAACGAGCTTATCCAATTTTCAAAGCTTGTTTAAAAGATGAACCTACAAAATTGACCAAAGATAAAGTGCGAGTATTCCAAGGAGCACCAGTAGCATTCCAGCTGTTGATACGTAAGTACTATCTTCCAATTGCTCGTGCGATGTCTATGGTGCCTTTGGTTTCCGAGTGTGCCGTCGGCATCAACGCCCAGGGTCCCGAGTGGGATCAACTAGCCAAGCATGTTAAGCGGTACGGATCTGATCGCATTCTTGCTGGGGATTATAGCAAGTATGATCTCAGGATGCCAGCTCAAGTTATGTTTGCAGCTTTCCGCGTGATGATTGATATAGCCGAACACTGTGGCTACAGTGAACGGGACATCTGCATCATGGAGGGTATTGCGACTGACATTTGCTACCCCTTGATGGCATACAATGGTGATCTGATACAACATTTTGGATCGAACCCTTCGGGGCAAAATTTGACAGTATACATCAATTCGATTGTCAATTCGCTATTGTTCAGGTGCGCATACTATGAGATCTGCAAAGACCGAAAGGATCTTCCGGATTTCAAGGATGCGTGTTCTCTGATCACATATGGAGATGACGCAAAGAGTTCTGTCAAATCGATATTCCCAGAGTTTAATCATATCTCTGTCGCAAAGTTCTTGTCCGATCGGGATATGAAATTTACTATGCCAGATAAGGAGTCCGAGCCTACGGAGTACATGAAGGATGAGGATGCTGATTTGCTTAAGCGCAAGAACATTTTTTCTCAGGACACAGGACTAATAATGGGGGCCTTGGATGAAAATTCTATCTTCAAGTCACTTCATTGTGTCCTTGCTTCAAAAGCAATCACTCGAGAACACCAAGCAATGCAAATCATTGATGGAGCACTACGGGAATGGTTTGCGTATGGGCGCGACCACTATGAAATGCGACGCGCACAGATGCTCGAGATCGCTGTTGAATCGAAGATTTCTCATGGTTGTGAAATGATCTACAAGACGTATGATGAAGTCTTGGCGACCTACAAGGAGAAATATGACATTCAGGGCAGGGAATATGTTCCCATCCTGCCTCGGCCAAGCACGGCACCCACTGTGAAGTACGTGCCTTTGCCCAAGGCTAGGAAAACACGAGGAAAGTACAACACTAAGAGAATGGCTGCTGCTGCTGCCTTGATCGAGCTTTCCAAGAAAAAGAAGAACTCCTAAGGGAGTTCACTGACCTGAGATGTCCATAAACTCATTCCTCTGATCGCTTGTTGGAGGTGCGATCAAAAGTTGAAACCTTCGGTCCAGGTATTGGATACCGGATATGGTCCACATGAGTCAGTCGATGGACCTTTCTAGGCTTGCCTGGAGGGCACTCCCCTCGTGGAGTACCCCTGTTTAGGGGAACAGATAGCCACTGTACAAGACTGACAAACCCACAGTACATTGAGTCATGTGCTGTAGGGTGAATGACGACTTGCTACAAACAATTTTAACATAACAATAAATGAAGAAAATAGAGAAACAAGACACCAAATCACGACGTTTGCCGATCAGGCGGAGCATTGGGACTATAAAGTCGACAGCATGCCCGACCCAACGTTCGCAATAGCCGATACGAATGACGCTGACCTTCAGAATTTCTTTTCACGTCCCATCAAGACAAGAAGCTATTCGTGGACTATTGGAAGCAATTTCTTCCAAACATTTAATCCATGGTCTGACTTCTTTGAAAACCCTCGAGTTCTCAATAGGATTACGAATTATAATCTTCTGAGGTGTAAGCTGAAAGTGCGGTTAGTGCTGAACGGGAATGGCTTCTATTATGGAAGAGCGATTGCCTCGTACAATCCAATGCCTAACTTGGATCAATTCACAAAGGATAGATCGTGGGTACTGGCCGATGTAGTTGCTGCTTCGCAGAGACCACACGTTTACCTGGATCCCACAAACTCCCTGGGTGGAACATTGACTCTCCCTTTCTGTTGGTATGAAAATGCGTTGCGCATTCCTGCCCAAGATTGGAGAGAGATGGGAAAGATGCACATTCACGGGATGCAACAATTGAAACATGCCAATGGAGCTACAGATGATATAACACTTTCGGTTTTCGTCTGGGCTGAGGATGTTTCCCTTGCCGTCCCAACCTCGAATGAGCCTTCAGCCTTGTCCCCGCAGATGGGAGAAGTCAATGATGAGTTCAAGAAGGATGGAGCGATCTCAAAACCTGCAAACATGGTCGCAAAAGTGGCCGGCGCTTTGGAAGGTGTTCCGACCATCACGCCATTTGCGAAGGCAACAAAGATGGCTGCCAATGCCGTGTCAGGAATAGCATCGCATTTTGGCTACAGCCGTCCTAATGTCCTTGCAGATGAAAATCCATATCGACCAGCGTATGTAGGTAACATGACCAATGCTAATGCATCTGATACTTCAGTAAAACTGACACTGGACGGTAAACAGGAATTATCGGTAGACCCAAGGACAATGGGTCTAGGAGGGAAGGACGAAATGACTGTGAAATCGATAGCGACACGAGAATCTTACCTCACTTCTTTCAATTGGGCAAAATCAGCGACTGCTGAAACGCTTCTGTGGAATTCAGAAGTCAACCCAGTGACATGGACCATGAACGGTTCCGAAATACATATGCCAGCATGTTGTTTCGCGAGTTTACCGTTCAAATTCTGGAGAGGTACTATGAAATATAGATTCCAAATCGTTGCTTCTGCATATCACAAGGGAAGGATCAAAGTGACTTATGACCCGTCATATGCGAAGACGAACGAATACAACACCAATTACACGCATATCATAGATTTAGCGAAGGAGAAGGATTTTACCCTGGAAGTTGGATGGGGGAATGAGCGGTCTATGGTTAAACACCGCACGCCAGGAGTCAGTGCGCCAATTTATGCGACATCAGCTATTGGGACTGATCCAGGCCAATTGGCCAATGGAGTAGTTTCGGTATATGTTGTCAATGATTTGACTACACCGAATTCCACAGCAAATAATGACGTACAGGTGAATGTGTTCGTTTCTGCCGGTGACAATTTTGAAGTGTTTGACCCAAGTTCCGAGAATATTCAGGACTTGGTCTGGTTTCAACCTCAGATGGGTGATGCTGAGACTGTTACTGCCACCACTTCTGTTGCAGCAACCCTCGGTACTGCGCTAGTCGCCGTGCTGTTGGCAATACTGCAGCGCATTCATTCACGGATCGACACTATGAGTGATAGGTTAGGATCGATGTCAGACGATCTTACTAACATTCGTGTCAGTCCACGGGATGAAGACACTCTGGAACCGCAAACCGGCATGATTTACGAGCCTCAAATGGGAGAGGCATCTGAATCACATCCAGACGCGGATAATACAATGGAGGAGAACGCTCCAATGAGAGAATCTTCTTCCGAACACATCGCATCACACATTAGTCCTTCAGACATGACTGGACTCGTCTATTTTGGCGATCCAGTGACATCTTTCAGGCAGTGTTTGAAGCGATACAATTATTATAGAACATGGACTATAGATCAGAACGGCCCTTTAATCGGGCGTTTTCGTTCCTTACCTGATTTTCCTCTATATCGAGGCTATGCTCCAGGTGCTATTGATGCTTGTAATGTTCCAACATATCCCACGGGGTACAATTATTGCGAAATGACCCTACTCAATTATTTGACCCCAGCCTTCACTTGCAGACGTGGAGGTCTGCGAATGAAGTACATTCGTTTTGGGGGTGCGACCGCGAAAGACGACCTGTGGTACGTCACGCGGAACGAATCTCCAGGGTTGACGCCTGCTTCTGACTTTACAGTAGGCTTACAAAATTCCGATTCAACCGACGCTCAAACGCGTCAGTATGTTGGCTTGCTTCAGCATACATGGGATGGTGCTCACGCCACGAGCATTCAGTTTAACCCCACACTAGAAGTGGAATTTCCCTTTTATACCAATATCCGGTTTTCACCGGCAAAGTATGCACAGTTGTCGACTGACAATCTGAATCATGGTCAGTACCATGATGTATGCGGGACTTGGCAATTAGGGACCAGTGACCAGGCTGGTCTGCATTGCTTTGTTAGTACAGGCGAAGATTTTTCCCTGGCGTTCTTTACGGGATGTCCAGTGGCTTACTTTGTCTCAAAAGGCAATGACCCCGCAACTACTTAGTTGCAAAAGGATAGACACCTTATAAATATAGCAGTTACGAATCTGCTAACAGGCAAGAACAAAATCGTACCATTCGGTGGCCGAATGGGGGGCTGTATTACAGCTGACGAGTTATGCTCTCGATGATGAGATTTTGAACATGGATTTTTCCTGAGTATAACTCAGGTTTTCACATGGCCACAATTTCTAGTGAGCGTGAC